TGTGGATCGTCTACAACAACACGACGGGCAGCTTCACGGTCACGATTTCGCCCGTGTCGGGCGGCGGCACTTCGGTTGTCTGCCAGCAGGGGGTTGTTACAAATCTTTATTCTGACGGCACCAACATCTCAAGGACAGACACAGTCCCGATCGCCAACAACAGCGTCACGAACGCGATGCTGGCCACAGTCGCAACGCAAATCATCAAGGGCCGCGCAACCGCCGGCACCGGCAATGTCGAAGATCTGACCATCACCCAGATCCTTGACTTCCTGTCCTCGACGCAGGGCGCTGTTCTGTACAGAGGCGCGTCAGCGTGGGCGGGATTGGCACCGGGCACAAGCGGCCAGTACCTGACGACCAACGGCGCAGCGGCGAATCCGTCGTGGACAACGGCTCCGAGCGTCTTGCCGTCCCAGACCGGAAACAGCGCGAAGCTCCTCACGACAGACGGAACAAATCCGTCATGGAGTAGCGACAGCACAGTGCGCGCTCGCGGGACATTGAACACGGCGACCAACACATGGAGCACCGGAGTCGTTAATTTCAGCGCATCAGTTGTAAATACTACTGCGGGAACATTTGTCTTTTCATTTAGTTCGGCACTGGCAAGTGCAAATTATCAGGTTTTATTCACAAGCAGCACGCTTTCTGGATTTGCTTCTGGTGCCGGCGGCGCTGTTTCCAATAAAACCACAACTGGATTCCAATTAAGCACCTTCAATACTGCAACGGGTGGGGCATTAGAACCAGATAGTTTTGACCTTGTGGTCTACGGTGGGTTCTAAAGGCAGGGCGCGTTTGCGCCCTGATCTTTCTTGAGCGGGATGTAGCATATCCTCGCGTGCTCCCCGCAGTATGAGCGCCCCTGCTTTGCTTCTCCGCAGTAGATCGCTCCACGATGCTGATCGTGATCGACAATGTATCGACACGAAAACGGCGTCAGCTTCAGGATGTCGATGTTTCTTTCCGGCAGTGGGGGGAGAAAATCGAAGTCCAGTTGCACTGGTTCAATTTTCACAACCTCTTTCTTCTTCACCCACCCGCGATCCGTCTTGACTTCGCGGACACGGACGCGAGTACGCTCTTCTTTTGGTTTTGCGACAAAAGATCGAAGCGGCACGCCTTTTTCCCGGAGGCGTTTTACTTTTCCGATCACAGCGTTGCGCGTTATTCCCAGCTCCTTGCCGATCTCTGACGCCGATGCTTTTAAGTTCCAAAGCTCAATGAGCTTGTTGACATCATACGATTGCGTGGTCATAGTCATATCTCTCGGTTGTCCTACCCGTTCAGCCGGGAACATGGGATCTTACTTCACTTGCCCCCGCCCGCTCATAAGGTTGGCGGGGGCTTTTATGTGATCGACAGGCGTGAATTATAGTCGCGTGGTCTTTCTTCAGGAATCGACCAATGGCCTCGTAGGGTATCTGCAGCTCGTGCCGGAGCCGGTAGGCGACTTCCCACCGCGCCCGGACAACATGCCGGAGCTTGCACGCGCTTCGGATCTCATTAACGGCCACAAGATGCTTCTGCGCCGTCTCGTGCAGAATCCGCTGACCTCGTGTCAGTCCGACTGTGATCACAGCCGCCTCCAGATGTCGCTGACAAACCATACAACGAAAGCGGCGCCTGCGACGTTAACCAGCGTGACGAAAACAGCCGCCATAAAGATCAGATAGTCCATCTTGCTCTCCTATCGCATTGCCATGCGGATGTACTTTTGTTTGTATTGTTCAGGGCGCGCCGCCAGCCTCTTGTTCCATCCGCCCCAGCCTGCGACGTGACACGCCGCCATCTGGTTGTGCGTGCGGACGCCGGCGGCAATGCAGCGCTCCATGTGCATGACCCCAGCAGCGATGCCGTACTCGCACTCTGTCAGCCTGCGCGGATCCAGACCCATAGCAATGGCCGTGCGCGGCATGACTTGCAGCGCGCCTTGCGCCCGGTTACCACCATGAGACTTCACACGAGGCCCCTGCGCGCCGCAACGGAAACCGCTCTCCAGTCGCGTCAGGCGCAGCGCCGTGCTGACCCACCGCTCGCCCAGACGCATCCGCGCATGGCGCTCGACGATGCGCGCAACGTATTGGCGATCAGCGGGAACGTATGTGCGCGGCAGTGTGCCATAGGGGTTGTGGATCTCGTTGACCAGTGGGCCGGTCCAATTGCTGGACTTGTCCCGGGCAAAGTATTCCGCCGCTGACATGTCAGCGAGGGCAGGCGTTGCGAGCAGCATTGCGGCTGCGATGATTGTTTTCTTCATTTCTCTCTTCCTTCGTTTTGATTCCATACGCCGTGCAGGTTAAGCCCTTTCGCGACTTGTGGTCAGCAATCCTGCATTCAACAGATTTCCCCACTGTTGGTCTGTTTCGGCCTCCCCGGATAATCTAGAATCCCGGGTAACTTGTTGCCCGTAACGGGCCTTTCATTTGGGTTTACCAAACGTCTTCGGAATAGAGCTTTCCGGATCGGATCGCTACGTCCTCTCGGCCAGCTAGAAATTGCCGCGCCATACCGGCAATCCGCACCGCTTCCTCACGATTTACAAATCGGCCAGTGCTTGTGAGAAAGCCCTGAACGCCATCATGCGGCGGCGGGAAACCGGCGCGGTGCAGCGCATTGAAAATGTCGTTATGGCGACCGTTCTCCTTCGTCGGCGTAAAGATTATGCCGTCTTTCAGGATTGCCGCCTTGGCGATGCGCTCGGTCATTGGGGCCTTTCATTTGGGTCGGGCTTCGAACGCCCGGTCGATTGTTTGCTGGAGGTCCATCGGCTCGACGTTCGCCATTTTCACGCGGTCGCCAAACCTGACAATAGCCAAGCGCAGCCGCCCGATTTCGTCAGCAGCTTCGTCGTCCATCGCTGCGTCCACCAAATAGCTATTATTCCGGCGTTGCTCTGCCGCTCTGTCCCGTAGCTTTTGCGCAATGTCGTCCATGACGGGCCTTCTGTTTCGAATGAGTTGCCCCACTCTGGCAGGGGCCGCCTCGGATCGTTGAGCCTTTGTCTGACCGGCGCACCGTATGCCGCGAGGTTCATCCCGTTTGTGGGCTCGGCGGAACCTCGAAATAGTCACTGCCCAATATAAGAATCCCACACTAAAAATAGATTTGCAAGAAAAATCTAATTGCGTTAGATTCATTGTCTAGGAATTTTGAGGGCAATGTGACCGGACTCCCGAAAATAGACCGCGCATACGTCGCGACCGAAGATGACCGCGCCGCGATGGCGAAAGAGTGCGGCATTCCTGAGCGTGATGTTCGATGCGCGGCGACGGCTGGTCAGCACTACAAGGAATGGACTGCGCGCAAGGGCAGGCTGGTAGCTGTGCGTGACCTGACGGTGGCCGGGGACAAGCGCGGCGAAATGCTCGACTTCGTTCGCCACATTCAATCGCAGGGTGCGGAAGTCATCGAAATCGGCACCGGCAACACGGCAGGCAAGGGCGTTGAAATGCTTGCGCGGGCGCTGTCAATTATCCACAGCCGGACACGGGGCATGACTTCTGAACGCGCCGCCGAAATGGCAGCGAAGACAAAAGTGAAGCGCCGGGAAGGTCGTATGACTGAGGAAGATGCGCGACTGGTATGGGGCAATCTCAAGTTTTCGGATGATGAGTGCTTCGCTGAAACGGGGTGGCCTCGCGCTACTGCTTTTGCAGGATTTGCGAAGGGCGGTCGCAAAAAGCTGGCGAAACAGATTGCCGCTGAGAGCAAGGCCGCGCGGAAGCGCAAGACGAAACGGTAAAGGAGCGTTGTAATGATTAAGCTGACGTTGACATGCGGCATGTGCGGCCAAGACAAAGAGTATGAAATTGCGACCGATACTGTGACCGCACAGACACGGCTTTGTGAGATGGTCCAAGAGGCGTCGAACGAAGGCTGGCACTTCCAGCAGAACGGGAAGCACTACGATATGTATTGCTCGGACAAGTGCGCAAAATAGGAGTGGATCGTGGAACTGTCTGATCTGGTTATCAAAGAACTTCGCGCTTCCTACACGTTTCAGTATGGGCAGCACATGGTTCTTGTTGACCAGTGGAAGGAAGGCGAGCGTGGCGCAGCATGGGCGCGGACGACAGTTTTGTTTTGCCCGTCGCCGGAATACGCACGCGAGGTTGTGAACGGGATAAACGCGGCGTCTCAAATGCTGCGCCAACAATAAAGGAGACGATGAGATGACAACGAAATTGATCGAAAAGCTTGACGCATTGAAAGCTGAGTGCGACCGCGCGTGGGCGGCTGTTGGAAAGCCGACGCCATGCCGCGATCCGGCTTATCTGTCGGCGCGCTATCGCCTGCACAGGGCGCTGGTTGCTGAAGGCATAATGAAAGAGAGCGAGGCTGACCCGAAGCCTGCAAACTATGTTGAGTCTCAGTCCGAGGCTGCGCAGTAAAGGAGCCTTTGCGAGAACTTCCCTGCACTGATCCGCGATAGACTGGATCCTTCGGCGCTGTCGCTATATCCTTCCACTCGCTCATTTCGTATCTCCTAGTGCCGCGCGGATCGCTTGCATCAGCGCGGAATACTCCATGCCGCCAACGTATTTTCCGGAATGGTTCTTTCTGTAGCATTCCAGCTTGTCTTTTGCCCGCCTCAACGCTTCCTCAAGCGCCTCTATGCGGGCGGCGGCTTCCCCGAATATGTCGCTGCCCAAAACCCGCTGCTGGCTACGCTCGTGGGCATCGCGCAGCCGTTTCGCCAGTTCATCAATCATGCTGACTCCTGTTCAGTGGGGAGGGGACGATCACCTGAGTTACCCACTCAGGTGTCTCGTACAGGTCGTTGTCTGCGCGTTGGTAGCCGCTTCCTCTTTGGCTCACTAGGTTTCACCTGTGGCGTATCCGATCACAGGCTCGCGAGGATTTGCGTCATGCCTCAACGCCATCGACTTGATATCGTCTTCTATGGTGTTCACAGGCTTGGCAACGCGCGCGTGAACAAGGGCTGCGTATCCCTGAATGTCGAGCCAGTGATCTGGCTCATAGGGGTCGCCGGCGCAGCAGCGGGCGATCTTGTGAGCGATCATCTCGACGCCCTCGCGCATGACCGGGTTCATCTTCAAATAACCGGGTGACGAGCGAATAATGTCTTTCAGGTTCTGGGCAAAAAGCGCGTGGTCTGAGTATTCACCATGCGTCTGCTGACGCTGCTTCAAGACGTCATCAACTGATTTTCTCATGCATCTATCCTTCCTAGTTGCGGTTTCGATCTTGCGTATAAAGAACCCTCTTGTCAATACTATTTACGTTTTTGGTTTGAGCGCGGAGAGCAGCGCTTTCTGCGTTGCGTCTTTCATGTTGAGAACGCCGAGGACGCGCTCGTCGATCGTGCCCTTGGATACGATATGCAGAACACGCACAGTGTTGAACTGCCCCTGCCGGTGCAGTCGAGCGTTGAACTGTTGATACAGCTCCAGTGACCACGTCAGGCCGAACCAGACGATGATGTTGCCGCCCGACTGAAGGTTGAGCCCGTGACCCGCGCTCGCCGGGTGAGCGAAGAGCAACTTGATCTTTCCCGCATTCCAGTCGTCGATTGTTTGCTGTTGCTTGTCGAGGACGCGCCCCTGCGGGAATCGACCCTGAAGACGCTCCAGATCGAATTTGTAATTGTAGGCAACGAGCAGGTTCTCGTTGGGATTGTCTTCGATGATCTCTTGCAGCCGGTCGAGCTTCTCGGTGTGGACAACGCTCCAGCTCCCGTTCTCATCAGTGTACAGGCCGCCGTTGGCGTACTGCAGGAGCTTGTTAGCCAAGACGGCAGCCGTGGTGGCCTCGACGATCTCGCCGCTCGGTAGCTCCGCCAACAGGCTTGTCTCAAACTCTTTGTACTTGACCAGCGCCTGCGGCTCCATGTCCACCCGCTCGATCAGATCAATGCGGTCAGGCAGATCCAGATAATCCTGCGCACTCATGTGAATAACGTGCGGGGACATGAGATCGTGGATCTTCTTTGCCGACCCATCGCGCGGCGTGAACTTGTAGCCCATGTAGTCGCTCTCAAAGAAGCGCTGCTTGTAGCCGGCCATCGTGCGGCCCAGAGACTCGCCAAAGTCGACAAGGTACATTTGCGCCCACACGTCGAGGAGGCCGTTTGGCGATGGCGTGCCCGTCAAGAGGACCATATAATTCGTGAAGGGGAGGATGCGCCGCAGGGCGCGGAACCGTTTCGAAGAAGGATTCTTGAAGGAGGAGCTTTCGTCCACGATGACCATGTCGAAGGGCCACTTAGTCTTGTAGAAATCGACCAGCCCATCGACATTCTCGCGGTTGATCACGTAAACGTCGGCGTCAATCTGAAGCGCTGAAAGGCGCTGCTTTGCGTTCCCGGTGCAGACGCTGACGCGCAAATGCTTCAGGTGTCGCCATTTCTGTGTCTCCTGCGCCCAGACGCTGTTGGCCACGCGCAACGGCGCGATGACGAGAACCTTGTTCACAATCGCACCGCCGGTAAGATCCGCAATCGCGGTCAGCGTCGATGCGGTCTTGCCCAGACCCATCTCAAGGAACAGCCCGCACCGCTGTTTGCGCACGATGAAGTCGATGGCGCGCTTCTGATAATCGTGCAAGTTATTCCGGGAAAGCATGAACATCATCCATGTTATCGATCACGCGAACGTCGCAGCCCAGAGCGCGCCGACGTCCGTGGTCGCGCACCTGCAGATCAGTTGGCGCTTTGCCGGGAGCCTTCAGCTCCACGAAGATGATCCTGTTGCCCGGCAGTGTGACGAGGCGGTCAGGGACACTGCGGCGACCGGGTGACACGAACTTCTCGCACAGGCCGCCCAGCGCCTTCACGCGCGCCACAAGGGCCGCCTCTATCCGCGTCTCACGCATCGTTATCCATCCTTTTGAATAATCCCATCGGGATCAGGACACACGGCTCAATGTCTTGCGGATCGTTTCGATCTCGCCTCCCGGCAGTGATTAACCGAAGCGCCGGCCACTCCTCGTTTGCCTTGATCCGCAGCAGGAATATACCGTCGAGCAGCCCGAGCGCCAAAAAGAAGGCAATACCGTGCGTCTCTTTCCATCTTTTTGCGGCCTGCCATTTATTGGCGCTCAAAATCAAACCGCCCCACCCATCTAAAGTTTTATAATTGTACTTGCGGCACTTTATCTCCATCACACCGACGATCTTGCCATCTTTGGTCAGAGAGTAATCAACCTCGCAAGAGATCTTTAGCTTATCGGCTTCACAGCCCCAGCGGTCTTCAAAAAAAGTTTTGATCAGCCTTTCGTTCTGACGATCAGCGGCGGTTTCATATATTGGGCGAATCACAGTCGTACTCCCATGTCCTTCAGCCCCTCGCGGGCCAGCTCGATGTAACGGTCGTAGTCCACGTCGCCCGGCAGCGTCGCCGGCAGCGTCGCCGGCAGCGTCATCGCCGGGCGCGCCCCGTCGGTCTTGGGCACCTTGTTGCTGTTCTTGGCGTAGGAGATCTGCTCCTCCCTGCCGACGCCGGTCGAGTAGTAGAACCGCACCGATTTGCCCAGATAGGCCCCGCGCCAGATACCCCCGCCCGTGACGCGCCGGATTGAGACAAACTTGGTGATGTCAGCGCATAACCTGATCGTTTCTTCGACTGGTTTTGCGGTCGCCAGAAACTCCGCCATTGCGTCAGCGACGATCGTAAACTCCGGGTTCTTCGACAGGCCCGGCTCGGCGAAGACGCCCTTGCGCTTGGTCGAGCCGTCGAGCTTCACGGCGATGTAATTGTTGACGTCGCGGCTGTGGATGGCGCGGTAGTTCGACCGCTCCAGTTCGAAACTGGTGTCCAGCATCCACCCGAACGTGATGTCCTCCAGCTCACCCGCCAGCGCCTTCGGGCACAGGACAACGATGCCGTCGGTATTGGCGCTCACGACGCGGATCCGGCGGCTCTCCAGCCTCTCTATAAGCATCAGCAGGCACAACTGCCCGGTGATGGTTGTCTGGATCATAAGCTCCGGCGCGTAGAGCGCGCTGTACATGCTCCCCAGCTTCCCGAAAGACCCGTTCACGACGATCTTCAGGGTGTCGGCAGTCAGCTTGTCCTTGCGCAGCTTGGCCTCGAGGCGGCGCGATACGATGCTCTGGTAGACCTTCAGGAAATCGTCGCCCATCTTCGGCGGCGCAAGGCGCAGCTTGAGGATGATGCTGGGGTAGTAGCTGGCGACGTCGAAGTCGGCGAGGATCTCCCCGGGTCCGGCGGCAATGCTCTGGCACTTTTCGCAGGAGTGCAGGCCGCCGATGCCCATCTGGTACTCCGTCTGGCCGATGCGGATGCGCTTCTGGGCGAGCCAGTCGGGCATCTTGACGGCACCATTGAGCCCGATCGGGAAGCCGGTCTTCAGGATCCGCTCGAAAGTCTCCATCAGGTCGGCGGTGAAGAACCCGACAAAGAAGGGGTCGCGGTAGCGCACCACGCTGCCAATGTCGGCCTTGGGCGGGCGATACTCCTTCCCCGTCATCTCGGTCAGTTCGTGCTTGATCACGGCCTCCGCGATCTGCGCGTCGCTCTTGCTGCGCAAGTCGATGCCGCCGTACTGCTTACCCATCTCCGCGCGGAGCTTGATCGCAGGCTCCAGCGTCCGGAAGAGGCTCTCGGTCGTGTCGAGGTCGTTTTTGCAGTAGACGCGCAGCTGCCCCCGCTGCTCAGGCGAGATGCTCGCATCCGGATCGATGGGTAGTTCCTGCATTGTCGGGCAGTGCAGGCGGCCCCCGTAGATCTTCAGGCTCGCCTGCCCCGGCGCGACCTCGATCAGGTCGATGTGATCCCACTGCCGCGGCACGCTGACATTGCGGTCGCGCGCGACACGCCACGCGGGCAGATTGCTCTTGATGATTTCGTCGGAGAGATTCTTCAGCTCGCCACAGCGCCCGCCGGCCAGAGCCTTCGCGATGATGAACAGGTCGAAGCTGTTGCTGTTGAAGCCGACCGTCACGCGGCTGCGCATCAGTTGCGACACGCGGTCCACGTTGAGCGGCTGCCCGTCGAACATCTCGAACGCAGCAACTTTGCCGGTGCCGATGTCTTTGAACATGCATAAAAAATAGTCGTGGAAGACTTCAACGTCTACGATCAGCATGAGGAGTAGCCTCAGTGGTTATGGTTGGCCGCCCGGTACGCCATGACTCATGCCGGGCGGCCTCCTTGCGACGTCGGAGCCTTTGAACGCCGCAAACTATGTCTTACACGAAGTCATCGACCTCGTCTTCAAAGGCGTCGAAGTCGTCGGCGCTGGCCTTCACGCCATCGGCGAAGGGCTCGCCATCCTTGAAGAACTGGACGCCCAGCAGGTTCGCGTTGATGCGCTTGCCGTAGCTGTTGTCCTGCGCCCACAATTCGACGATGCCGTTGACGTGGCAACCAGCGTACAACTTGTTGTCATCTTCAGTGATCGGCGAGCGGTCACGATCGACGCACATCGGCCTCGTCTTGCTCGACGCCTTGAACGACATGGAACCCGCGTATCCCGCATATTCGAAGTTGTCGCCGTCTTTGAAGCACAACTTGTCGGCGGGGATACTCTTCACCTTACCCTGCCACTTTTCCTTGGTGCAGGCCGCGATAGCCGCATGGATCTCCTTGATCAAGTCGGCGTGCTTGACTTTGTCAAGGAGGAACGTCGCCTCATACTTTGTCTCTTCACCGCTGAAGACAGCTTTCCTGAAGAGGTTCGGGAATGAGAGACGCACGTTGTTCAGTTTAATTTTAGCCACTGTCTTTTCCTTCTACGTTTGCTTTTATGCTCGTTGATGAGCAATTGCGTTATTACGCTGATTTGTCGTTTGCTTCAAGCGATGCTAGGCATTGCTCACTGTTTTTTTGTATTACTTCCAGCCTTAGTCTAATTTCAAAACACGTCAAACCTCCGATACCGCGTATGCTAATCAATTTGCTTAATCCAAAGTCAACAGCGTCTCCAAGCGTGTGTATACCGTGCGCCGCAAGAATACGTTGTTGCTTTGGATGTACGCATAAATCTGAGATATTGATCCTGTCGAGATCAAGATAGACTTCAACTCCAGAAAACATCTCAAGCCTCTTCGCCTTCAATTGCAAAATCAAAATCATCCACGCTGGCCGTTATCGATGGCCGGGCGTCGCTTTCACTCGTCAATG